TGTTGTTCCATTCCTTAAAAAGTTTGAGGCAACTGTCAGATGCTGTACACAAAATGGAATCAGAGGTGGAAGCGCGACTGTCCACTTCCCAATCTGGCACCAAGAAATCGAAGACATTCTAGTCCTCAAGAACAATAAAGGAACGGAGGATAACCGTGTCAGAAAACTCGACTACAGCATCCAAATTAGTAAAATCTTCTACGAAAGATTCATCAACAATGAGGACATCACACTATTCAGTCCTCACGATGTCCCAGGTTTGTACGATGCTTTTGGGACTCCTGATTTTGATGATCTCTATAAACGTTATGAATCTGATGGAAGCATTCAGAAGAAGACTATTGGCGGTCAAGAACTTCTTCTCGATCTCCTGAAGGAGAGAGCAGAGACTGGTCGTTTGTACATTATGAACATCGACCACTGCAATGAGCATTCGTCTTTTAAAGACAAGGTAAATATGAGTAACCTCTGTCAAGAGATTACTCTTCCTACCAATCCTCTTCAGCACATTGATGGTGATGGAGAGATTGCTCTTTGTATTCTCTCTGCTATCAATGTTGGCAAGATCAACAAACTAGATGATCTAGAAGAACTCTGTGACCTAGCAGTCCGTGGTCTAGAGGAACTCATTGATTACCAAGAATACCCTGTTGATGCAGCAAAGCAAAGCACTATCAACAGACGTTCTCTTGGCATTGGTTATATCGGACTAGCACACTACTTAGCCAAGCAAGGAGAACACTATGACGATCCAAAAGCATGGAAACTCGTCCACGACTTGTCTGAATCTTTCCAATATTACTTGCTCAAGTCAAGTAATGCCATCGCTCAAGAGAAGGGCAAGTGTGGATATTTTGATAGAACCAAGTATGCAGACGGTATCCTCCCAATCGATACTTACAAGCGTGACATCGACGAGTTCTGTGGAACGGAGTTGAATTATGATTGGGAAAGTCTTAGAACATCTATCACCACCCACGGACTACGGCACTCAACACTGTCCGCTCAGATGCCATCGGAGAGCAGTTCCGTTGTGTCAAACGCAACAAATGGAATTGAACCACCTAGAGCCTTTTTGTCCACTAAAAAAAGCAAAAAGGGACCGCTCAAACAAATCGTTCCTCAGTTCGGTAGTCTCAAAAATAACTACACTCTTCTCTGGGACATGAAGGACAACGATGGTTACATCAAAGTTGTCGCTGCTATGCAAAAGTTCTTTGACCAGGCAATTTCTGGCAACTGGAGTTATAATCCAGAGAATTATGACAACAATGAGGTGCCAGTTTCTGTCATGGCAGGTGATTTCCTGAAGACTTACAAGTACGGATGGAAGACTTCTTATTATCAAAACACTTACGATCAAAAAGGAGCAGAACCAGAACTAACAGAAGAGAAAAAGGAATCAATCGAAGACTTACTATCACAAATTTTAGAGACCGAGGAGGATGACTGTGACAGCTGCAAAATTTAGAGTTGGTAACGAGAATATGCGTAGCAAAGTAGATGGGATGACGGTGTTTAACACCACCCAAGTAGACAGCACGAAACAAAAGATGTTCTTTGGTGCCCCTCTTGGGGTCCAGAGATATGATAAGTTTAAGTATCCTGTATTTGATAAACTTACACAGCAACAACTTGGATTTTTCTGGCGTCCTGAAGAAGTATCACTGCAAAAAGATCGTGCCGACTATCAGACACTTAATGCAGCACAAAAGCACATCTTCACTAGTAACCTTAAGTACCAAATCCTCCTGGATTCTGTACAAGGGCGTGGTCCTGGGATGGCTTTTATGCCATACTGTTCACTACCTGAACTAGAAGGTGCCATGAACATCTGGCAGACCATGGAGATGATCCATAGTCGCTCTTACACGCATATTATCAAGAATGTATATGCTGACCCCTCTGATGTTTTTGATCACATTCTAGACGACGAGAAGATCCTTTCACGGGCACAGTCAGTTACCCGTGCATATGATGAGTTTTTACAGGCAGCACAGGCTTACGGGTCTAGCAATATGTGGGAACATAACCTTGATGGCGTTCCTATGGCACAGGCAGAACTCTATGAACTCAAAAGAAAACTATATCGAGCGGTCGCTAATGTTTATATCCTTGAGGGAATTAGATTTTACGTCTCGTTTGCTTGCTCTTTCGCATTCGGGGAACTTAAACTTCTGGAAGGAAGTGCTAAGATTATCGGACTCATCGCGAGGGACGAATCACAGCACATGACCATCACCCAGAACATTCTGAATAAATGGCGTGATGGTGATGACCCTGATATGGTAGAGATTGCCAAAGAAGAAGAGATCAATGTATACAACATGTTCAAAGAATGTGTTGAGGAAGAAAAACTTTGGGCACAGTATTTGTTCAAGGATGGATCTATCATTGGTCTTAATGATAAATTACTTGCTAAGTATGTTGAGTGGACTGCCAATCGTCGTCTGAAGTCTATTGGTAAGAAAGCAATCTTTGATACTCCTATCAGTAACAATCCTCTTCCATGGACAGAGCATTGGTTGTCTTCTAAGGGTATGCAAGTAGCACCACAGGAAACTGAGGTTGAATCTTATCTAATCGGGAGTATCAAACAAGATGTTAAAAAAGATACGTTCGCTGGTTTCCAACTATGACGAAAGATTCTTTGCCTGGTTGGAAGGTAAAAGCACTTCAGGATCCAAACGTGAGCACCCGCCACGCGAGGATCGTGATGGACGGACCCAAGTCTCTCAGCGAGGCGTGGGTCCTAAGCGCCCTGCGCCTCAAGTACCAGATCCTTGGGACTGACTAAATAATTTTAGGTTTCGTTATGAAAATGTGGAAGAGATTTACCCAAACCCTTGGAGATATATGGGCACCGTGTTTGATGGGAGCCTTATTGGGGACAACTGGGGTTTTGTTTATAAAATTACCAATCAGTCCAACGAACGACAGTACATTGGACGAAAGTATTTTTGGCAAAAGAGAAAACCCAAAGGGGGTAAGCGGAGAGTCACTTCAGAGAGTGATTGGAAGCGGTATTATGGGTCATGTCCAGAACTCAAAGACGACATCAAACTCTTTGGGAAAGAGTGTTTCACCAGAGAAATCCTGTCAATGCACAGGACACCAGGGAGGGTCAATTATGAAGAAACCCGACAACTCTTTCTTCACGACGTTCTGACGGAGGCACTTGACAATGGAACGCCTGCGTACTATAATTCAAACATCCTCGGACGCTATTACAGGAAAGACTACTTTGATGCTTAAGACTTTGATTGCCTCTGCTGCCCTTACTGTGGGTCTCACTGGTCCCCAAATTCCTATTGCAACGGAGGCACCTGAGATCCAACCACTTCCCGTTGTCCCCTACGAAGCATCTTGGAAGTGCCCTGATTGCACACCAGAAGAACAGTATGTTCTCCAAGAACTTCAGGAGCATACTCGTATTACTGACAGGAATGCTCTTGCTACTATCATGGGCAACATCCAACAGGAGAGCAGGTTTACTGCCAACATCTGTGAAGGTGGTGCTAGGGTGACATATGATAACTGCCATGCTGGTGGTTATGGTTTGATCCAGTGGACTTCTATTAATCGTTATAATAACCTCGGGAAGTTTTGTAATAAATATGAATGTGACCCAAGCAGTTTGGAGGGTCAGACTCGTTACATGATTAACGAGAGCACATTCCAACGCTATCTACCTATGTTTGAGGGCAGTGGACAAACTGTCCGTCAGTACATGGTTCCTGCCTATTATTGGTTAGGATGGGGCATCGAGGGAAATAGAGAGATCTATTCCTACGATTATGTCAAGAAAATTATTTGGTCATGATTTTACGCGCATTAAAAAAACTTACTAAACCATTCACTGGTATCCCTGCACCAAAAGTGCTCAAGGATGATCCTTGGTTTGGTCCTGCTCCTATTCTTTCAGAGAAACAGCAGGAATATATGCGTGCTCAACTAGTCGAAGAAAAGCAACTTATTGCACAACATGAAGATCAACCTCGTAAAGAGGTAGACAACATTCATGAAGTGATGTATAATATTGCTACCAGTAACGGAAAAACTACCACACAACTCAATCCGATGCCCGAGTTTGGTGGTGGTTCTGAAAACTTTCATGGTGGACCAGGCGGTTGGATGTCTGGTACTGGTATGGGTCAGTTCTCCTGACCTTTTATGTTTCAGTAGCTCAGTTGGATAGAGCAACTGCCTTCTAAGCAGTCGGTCGTAGGTTCGAGTCCTACCTGAAACGCCTCGTCGGCATGGCGGAATTGGTAGACGCGCTGGGTTTAGGTTCCAGTGTCTTTATGACGTGGAGGTTCAAGTCCTCTTGCCGACACTTAGGGTGAATAGCTCAGCGGTAGAGCATCTCCTTTACACGGAGGCGGTCGGGGGTTCGATCCCCTCTTCACCCATTCTCTTTAAGAGGTTAAATGCTATACAATGTTAACAGCAAGATGCAAGGTTTGTCGCAAAGAATTGACAAGCACTAGCAAAGTTCAGTTCTGTGGTTGCCCTAACCAGATGAGAGTTGTTGACGATACTATTGGTGCTATTGATTTAGGACAAGTAGTTCTAACGAAACATGAAAAGAATATAAAATATAATGGAATTCTGACGTCTGATGACCTAAAATACCAAGAGGAACGACGCAAACGCAAAGTTCGACGCATCAATTTTGAGGAACGCTAATGATTAATCTGGACGCCCGCTTTCACAGTTACCTTCACACAAAAAAGTGCTTGAATATTAATGGTGCTTGTGAGCATGTAATAGCATACGGGTGGACAGATGATGGATATACTATCGATGGATATTATGTCTTGACAAATAACTATAAACTCCTCTATAATCTTGAGGAACAATGCATTGCAATGGAGCAACGCGAAATCGGGGTGTAGCTCAGCTTGGTAGAGCGCCGTCTTTGGGAGGCGGATGCCGTAGGTTCAAATCCTATCACCCCGACTTGGTAACTTACCAACACTTTTTACTATCATGCAAATTTTTCTAGACACAGCAGACTACAGAGAAATCAAAGATCGTTATGAAACTGGTCTTGTCTCTGGTATCACGACCAATCCTACACTAGTTCGCAAATCTGGTGTAAATTACTTTGACTTCATCAGTCGTCTATCTCGCGACTTCTCTTTTGAGAGCATTTCTGCTGAGGTTGATGGAAATAATGCTGATGATATGTTGCAAAATGCTCGCGAGTATATTGCAATTGGTTCGGAAGTTACCATCAAACTCCCCCTGACTAAAGAAGGTCTTATTGCTTGTAAGATTCTCTCTGAGCAGGGTGTAAAAACTAATGTTACTCTTTGTTTCTCTGCTTCTCAGGCAGTCATGACTGCTCTGGCAGGTGCTACCTATATTTCTCCATTTGTAGGTCGCATGAATGACAATTCTTTCAGTGGCGTTGAATTGATTCGTGCTATTGGTGGTCTATATGGTGTCAAGCGAGTTGAAACCAAGATTCTTGCAGCAAGTCTGCGAGATGTACATCATGTATCTCGTTGCCTAATGTATGGTGCTGATGTAGTCACTCTGCCTACAGCAGTATTTGATAAGATGTACAATCATGTTTTGACTGACGCTGGACTTGCTATTTTTGAAAAGGATTTTAAAGAAATCAATGGTTGAAGTAAAATTAGAAGAGTTTGAAAAAGACTTTGATGCATACATGGATCGCATCGAAGCAGGTGAATCATTTTTGATTCGCCAACCAGATGGCAGGGCAGTAGTTGCTGTCCCTGCTGCTGAGTATGAAGAAGCAGCAACAACAGTTGCTGAGGTTGATGATCTAACTGAAATGTATTCTGATCATGAGGAAGGATGTTAGTTAAAACACTAGAATCTATTGCCAAGAATGAACTCTATATGGGTTATATTTTTGGTATTATGATCCTGGGTGGATTTATTCGAGAACATAGTGCTCTAGAAGATGTCTACTCTTTGGTAAAAAAATATGTCAAGGATCATCGTATTCTTGTTATAATCACTTCACTACTAGGTGGCATTCTTCCTATTCCTGGACGTGTTGCATTATCTGCACCACTCCTTGATGCTATTGCACCACAAGATAAAGAACGACGTTCTGCCTTTGGTGTGATTGATTACCTATCAGTCCATCATTACTAT